CATTTAACTTATCATTTTCCACGACAAAGTTAATACTAAAGCGACCATCGCTAAACTCAGTCAAATATACATTTGTGAGTTCTTCTAGTTCTTTGACAAGAGACTCGATTTTATACGCGAGAAGTCCGTTCGTACTAAACGCTTTTTTGAGAACTTCAAGAACATTTGCTTCCTGCTCTAAGCTTTTTAGAGAAGTTTGCAGTTCTTTTAACTCGTTTTCAAACTCTTGTGTTTGTTCTAGAATGATGCCTACTTTAGTGTTGTGCCGCTCTCTTTTCTCGTTTTCGGCAATGACTTCTTCAAGCTCTGAACGCGCTTTTTGAATGCGACTACGAATCGTTGCCACTTTGTTTTCGAGTTCTTGCTTGTCAAGTACTGCTGATGGGAGTCCAGAGTCAACACTTCTGTAGAGATTTTCCCATTCTGTAATTTTTTGGGCTGCTTCCCGATATAACGCATTTTCATTTTTTAGAACCTCTAACTCTCCCTTGTATCTGTTTAGATTCTCTACAGCTTCCAAACACTTTGCTGCCCATTTGTCGTGTTCTTCTAGAACTTTGACTTCAGTAATAGGCTGCTCACAAGTAGGGCAGATAGCATTAGGAATATCTAGCAGCTTCTTGTATTTCGCCATTTCAGCCTTAAATCGAGTTTCCTCAGATTTCCAACTACCAATGGCTACCTGATGCGTGCTTAAGTCCTTTTCACATTGAAGTTCTTCTACAATTTTTTGGTAATGTTCCAAATCAATTGATTTTAACTGCTGTTTAAGTTGATTATTAGTATTTATTTTTCGATTTTTCTCAGAGATATTTTCAATTTCTAGTTGTAACGAACGTAAAGATTGTTCGTCATCTTCCGAGATTTTTGGAAGATTTAGCTTCTCATATAGAGTAGTAGTCTCCAATTTATTGTTTGACAACCACTTTTGAACAGTACTGATTTTCCCTTCCAGAGAAGAAAGTTCACTGGTAGTGTTCTTTACTGCTTCTTTGAACATTTCAAAGAGTTCAACGTACCCATCAAGTTTCAGAAGATCAATCAGAAACTTTTTGCGATTAGTATCGGTAGCAGTCAGAAACTGTAAACTAGTGTTTGTATTCTGATACACAAGCTGTGTAAAAGTTTTAAAATCAATACCTAGAATCTCTCCCAAAGTTTTGTAGGTATTGATAGCAGTGTGACTAGAAATATCCTCTCCATTCTTTGTGAGTTTGCACTTGATATTTCCGCGACGAGTTACAGAAATAGTGTAGTCGTCAGCATCTACGCTAAAGTCAAGAGTAATATCGTACCCTTTATTAACGTAGCGATTTGCAATATCAGCTTTCTTCACATTCTTACTATTCTTGTTAAAGAGAACTTCTTCAAGAATGAGCGGAATTGAGGATTTTCCTACGCCATTAGTTCCTACAAGCTGAGTAAGAGTCGCGTCATCAAGACGCAACTCGTTACCCTCGCCGTAAGAAAAACAGTTATCCCAAGTTAGCTTTCGCAGCGTAATCATTGTATACCCCAAGTATATTACTTACTTTCGCATCATCAAGACTTAGAATGTCTTTCAGGTAAATCGAAAGCTCGTCTGCAATTGACATTTCCGATGTTAAATTTAACGTAGCTTCTACTTCTCGTTTTACAACTTTCTTATCCAGAAGGTCAGTGTTTTTGACTTTTGCAAGATCTTGTACATCACCCTCCAGTTCGTAGATAGTATGGTCAAATTCTGTCGGAATCATATCATCAGGATTAGTCACTGTTTTCCGAATTAGCTGCGGAAGATGGAACTGTTCCCAGGTCCAGGACCAATCGTCGTCAATTAGCAAAGCACCCGTTCGGACTTGGTTTCTATGAAACGAAGTTGTCATTGGGCTGCCAGGATACACAATGTTTCTTTGCGTATTTTCATGAGCGTGTAAGTCGCCAGCAAATACTGCTTTAAACTTGTCAAACCTTTCTAGATCTACTTCGGGACTTACATGAGGAGGAATCTCGCCTCGCACATGAGTAAACAATACTGGAGTATTGATGTCTTCAATAGCATTAGGTTTATGTAGCTCACAGTACGGCAAAATAGTAAAGCCTCTTTCAGCATCTACATAGGTGTCGTCAATAACTTGAACTAACTTATTAACTTGTTGTGTTGCTCGTTTTAAGTTACTAAAGAAAGTTTTATTTTTACGAGTTGCTTCATGATTTCCATCATAAATAATCGTAGGAATCTGCACACCCTCTACAAAGTCAAAATAAAGAGTAAGTTCATCCATAGAAGGGACTCGATCAAACAAGTCCCCTCCGATAATATGCAAGTCGCATTTACTTTCTAGAGTTTTAACTTGGTCAAAGAACAGCTTATAACGAGCACACGCCCAACTTACAGGAACATTTTTCTGTCCCAGTTTTATGTGCCAGTCCGCTGTAAATAGGATCATGCAACATCAAACTCGTCAGAAATTTCTTCTTCAGAAGCGCCACCCGAGGTGATCTTACGAAGCAGCTCGAGCTGTGCATCTGCCGTCGGACGAGGAAGAACGTCGTCCATCGACTTCAGATTTACAATCATATCACGCTCCCAATCCTCAAGAGGACGGGGCTTGCACTTCAGCACCTGAAGATTATATTCTACGTTGAATACCTGGGGACCAGTCTTAGAACGCTTAAATACAACGTCCCAACCAGTTTCAGTATCGGTAGGATTACCCAGATCTTCCATAGCAACAAGAATCTGATCAAAGAGCTTACGCTTGAGGTTTACAACTTTGATCGTCTTATCACTATAGTCAATGGCTTGAACGGCATATGCCCAGCCACACTTCAGATCGGGGAAGAAATCACGAACGTGATCCGGCTCTTTGTTATTAAAGGTTTCCGTATTACGATCGAAGGCAAGGCACTCCATCGGAATGTTCTTGTTGTTTTCGCCCTTGATCCAGTAAACATAGCGAGGAAGCAGGTCCCCGACTAGACGGATACGGTGATCCTCTTTGTTAGCAAAGTTGTAAGTTTCAATTCGCTCTTTTTGAGCAGAACCTTTCGTGTTTCCAAAACTAATAGCCATATTTATTCTCCTGTGGCTCCTCAAACATAAAGTAAATTTTGTTGTCTATTATGTCGAGCAGTCTGTTGTTTTTAATTGTGTTCTCACTCACTGGACAGTGCATGAGATCTAGTGTGGTGTCTCCGTACCTTTTGAACGTATGGTAGTTGCGCCAGGATGCGACACCTGCATACTCCGCAACTTCTTTATCACTATACGTTCTGCCTGTGGTGAGAAGAGCTTCCGGATTTACTAGGAAACTCGCCCCTCCAAACTTCTGTTCGTAGAATTTAAATGTAGAATCATAGTAATTTTTAGGAGTAAGTTTGTAAGTAATGATTCTAAGTATAGTAACAATGTCGAAAGCATTACCTCTACTTGCTCTTAAAATTCTTTCCCAATCGTAGAATATCATATATTATAGCAAAAGCCTGAGATTTTGTCAAGAATTATTTTTCGAAGTTCTTGTGGAGACGGCCTAAGTTCGGAAGAATACCTAATTCTGCTTGCCTAATCATAGACCCTGTGAAAGTCCAAACGCCTGTGTGGTCTACTTGTAGCATGGGCAGGGACCAAATTTTATAACCTAGATCTCGTGCACGGCGGCAGAACAGATAATCTTCACTGAGATAACGACCGTCTCTAATTTCACAATCAAAGAAAGCGTGAACCTTAAAACCTCTACCCATTTCTCGAATATGGTCACTCTCATATTCAATATTCGGCAGTTCTTTAATCATCTTTCCAAATACAGAACGATGGATAATCATAAATCCTGTTCCAGCTTCTTTGACTACAGAGGGCTCACCTAGAGGAATATGCCCATCAGGGTACTCTTCAAAATCCCAATTTACAACGTAGTCAGCAGCAACTTGGCTAAGGATACTTGGATCTTCTTTAATAGCTGGATTATCAGATAATTCTACAACTTTCTCCCATGAAATTGTTTTCTTAGGGTAAGGTACAGTCAGAATTTTGATTTCAGGATTTTCTGCAAGAATATGAAAACAATACAGCATATCCATCGGACGCCAAGAAAGATCAGCATCTAGAAATACTAGCCACTCTTCTTGTGCTGGGGATTGCATAAACTTAGCACACATTGTATTTCTTGCACGCTGAACTAGAGATTCATTTCCTAGAAAGTTAATACTGACTTCTAGTCCTGCATTTGTAAGATTGTTAATTGTATGAATCATAGACATACAATAACTACCTGTGCAAGTATTGCCATACATAGGAGTAGCAAAGAAATATTTGCTCTCTTTCATCTTTTCGACGTTTAATTTAATTTCCATCAAAATTCTCTGTAAAAAATATGATTATCTATTCTAACTACTGGCTCTAGCGTAAGAGCCCACCAAGGAGGTTTAATATAAACCGCATGGTACCAAAGAGACCCCATAGTAATGTCAGGATACCTTCCTAGGATTATGTCATTAGCAAGAACTATACTTTTAATCCATGCTTCTTCATCAGTAGGAGTGTCAGAGAGTCCATCACAATACCAAGAAAAGTGACAACGATCTCTCTTTGGAACCCGATGACCTCTCCAAGTAGTTCTTACTTCTCCTTCCTTTACTGCTTCACAAACTGTATTAGGAAACTTTGTACTCTTTACTCGATTCATTACAACCAAAGCTACTGCTATTTGTCCTGCTGTAGATTCCGATCGTGATTCAAAATAAATATTTTGAGCAAGACACTTAATTTCTTCAGTATCAACAGCAAAACAGTGTAACGGTAATAATAGAAGTAGAAATCTCATAGCGCTTTTATTTCATAGCCTTCTTTCAAATAGTAGCCCATTCTAGCATTTGC